CGTCGAGCCGGAGGAATTCCATGTTCCCCGGTTCGAGGGGGGCCGCACTGTCGACCAAGGCCTTGGTGTCTACGAACCGGTCCCTCCACCCTTTGAGAGTGTCTGAAGCAGTAACGCCCGTGGCTGATGAGGTTGCAACAGCCTTGCCTTCTGCATCCAACGATGGCATCCACTTATCAACACGGTCGGCGTAGTTCCGCCCGATCACTTGAGCGACCTCATCGTGTGCGGCTTCGAGTAGGTTAAGAGGGTCGTTGGCTAATGCGTTGTCCAATCCCTTGAGCAGCCTGTTCATCTCCACCAGCACCTTCGCCTTGTTCATCGGAGCGATGAGTAAGTCAACAGGGGCCTGCCCTTTCTTGAGAGGTCGTCTACCCCAGAACACAGCGATGCCCTGATCGACCTGTGCCTTGGCGGCAAGGAAGTCTGTAGGGGACATGGCTCCTGCCAGCGAGGCCAGATTAGTGCTGTCGATACGAAGCATCGGTGCAGCGGCCATGTTGAAGTTGTACGTCTTCGTGGGGTCACGCAGGTCTGTCCATGATTTCCACCAACCTCGGCCAGGCTGAACCCCTTGAGCCGTACCCGCAGCGATCTGTGCCTGTAGAGCATTCGCCATGTCTGTGACCTTGGTCACGAACTCGGCCTTGGTGACCTTCAGGGGAGCCTCGGCCAAGTCCCCGAACATCTGCTCCCAAGCCTCTTCGCCCTCCATGCCCATGGCCTGTGCGAACCCTTCGGTGTGGCGTATACCCACCATGTCCGGGAACACTTTGTTTACAAGCTGAGAGTTGTTGTGGCTCAAAGGCATTGCTTGCCCATCCGCATCGAGCCTCTCAATCACGTCCTGGATCATCTTATCTTTGAACAGATTGTCGATTCCGACAGTGCCGTCTGCAAAGGCCTTGTACTTCATCTCACGACCGCCCTCGGTCTTGAGGGTGTTCATCAAGTTCCGCTGGCTTGGTCGCATCCATGACGATTCAGTCATGCCGGTCTGAGCCTCGGCTTGACTCAACTCTGCAGACTTCTGGCGAGGGTTGTACCGGTCCATGTAGGGATCATAGGTATCCCCGGACTTTACTCCCCAGTCCTGTGCCTGAACGTGGACCCTATCGACTTCGGTAAGGTACGTATCAATCGCCTTCTTGACCCCGTCAGGGAGCACGACATTCTCATTCATGAATGCAGGCTTTGCCCCAGACAGCGGCAAGGTTGTACCATCGACAAGGGTGACAATGTCCCCCGCTTGACGGTAGTCTACGAACTTGACCTCCTTCAACTCCCCGTTCACATCGAGGATGTCTCCTGAGTTCAGCCGAGCCGCGTTGGGGTCGTAGACACCTTCCGCATACCGAGTCATTGCGTTACGGTACGCCTTGACTTTCAGTGGGGATCCTTCTGCGAACAAGTTGGCTGGGTCGTTCAGATCAAGGTTGGGGTCCTCCTTCAGCTTGATCCCCAAACTGTCCGAAGTCATCGCCACTTCGTTCGTGATAGCGGCGTGAAACTCTTCAGAGGCCTCCATCTGCTTACGGATGCTGACGGCCATAGGTTGCACAACTTCGTCAGTAACACCTTGGGCGTACTTGTCGAAGATTGCTTTGAACCCACTCGTTGCTTCAGATGCCTTTCGAGCGAGGTAACCCGGCACTGCACCAGGTATTGTGTCGAAGGTTTTGACAGCCCCTCGACCCAACATCTTCAGCAGAGGGTGAGCACGGTCGGCTGCGGCTATCCCTGCAGTGGCGAGCTTGGTTCCATCAAGTGCAGCCCCGATGAGTTTAGTGCCGGGACCAAACGGGTCGAGTACAACTTCGGCACCGAAGCCGAGCAAGTCCCTCACACCTTCGCCGGGGTCACTGAGCCAACCGCTCATGCCGGTCTCTCGGTTCTTCCTCATGCCGTACCGCTCAAGCAGGTCACGCCCCGACACTCGGTTGTCCGACGATAGTGGGGTTAGCCACTGGTCAAACGATCCTGCGAGACCTTCTCCCGCCAAGAGGTCACGTACGGAACTGCCGGGCAGGTCGAGGAAGTTACCAACAGACGCGACAGCACCCAGGCCAATACCGCTCAGTGAACTCAGAGCGTCGGAGGAACTCTGATCTTCAGTTGGCGGATTGGCAAAAGTCTGGGCAGCATTGCTCGTAACCCGAGATGCTTTGAGCAGGTCAGTAAGCGTTGCCATTCACTCCACCTCATTACTAGTACTGCTCTGGAAAGGCCCTGGTAACACCTGGTGGGCTACCAGGAGGAGCTACTGGGTCCTCAGTCCCCCACTCAGTATCATTCGAGATTTTACTCTTGAACTTCGCCCACCACGCTTGAAGGTCAGATGTCTTAGGGTTCTTTAACTTCAAGAGGTCTTTGTACATCGGACCAAAGACCTCAGTGTGCTTTTTATCGGTGCCTGTAAACTCTACCCCATACGTCATGTCAAATGGGTCGTAGGTAGGCGTGCCGTACGCGCTGTCCATGGCTACTACCGCAGCATACACTGCCTGCAAGTCGTCGTCCGAAGGGGATACATCCTCCTGCACCAACTTCTGTATACCGAAGTGCATGGTCTCGATGTTGTCTTCTTCACCGGTGGCTCCTGTGTCCTTCAGGAATGCATTAGGAGGTACAGTGGTCCCGTACTCATCCGCACCCCCCGCGAATGCTGTCTTCAAGTAAGACTTAGCAGCCGCCTTTCCTTCAGCGGTACGGTTGCCACCTGGTCTCATGGCTTCAGCAGCCTGCGCCATCGGGTTCTGATCCGCTCTCGCACCCCGCTGTCGTCCCATCAGGTCCGGGTATAGTATCCCGGCTTGAGACGTACCCGGAGCTACCGGGTTACCGGATCGGCGTAGTGCCTTCTCCGCCCGCAGTTGCATACGGTACTCAGCCTCTGCCGGACTCAGCCGTCCTTCTCGCACAGCCTTCATTGTCAGAGAGTTATTGCCGTTGCTGCTGCCAGTCATTCGGTCGTACTGGCGGTAGTTCATTCCACCGTTGGCATCTTTGAAGGCTTGGTGTTTAGCGGCCCGTGCTGCGGCTTGAGCATTAGCAGCAATACGCCGCTTGGCTTCTTCTTCAGTAGCCGCGGGGTTGTCCCGGTTACGTAGTGACTCCCTAGCGGTCTTCTGCTTGGCGTACTCAGCCGCCCGAGCCTGGTACTCAGGGGTAGCCTTGAGAGCCTCGATCCGTTTCAACTCCCGAGTTTTGGGACCATCGTATCCCGGACCAGGCTCTTGCCGGAACCGATCCCCAAACGCATCGTTGCCGGGTCTAACTCGGTTGCCCGACTGAAACTCCGCACTCTGCTGGGCTGACTGGAAGTTATCTTCCGGGCTCGGACGGTTCGGATCATTCGCGTATCCGATGTTGCCGTTGTACCCGCTACCTGGTCGCATCGTCATAGGGTTCTGCAGGTCCGGCGGAACACTCTGTGCGTTTCGTCTTGCCTCCCCTGACGAGGTTGCGATAGGGGTGCCTTCCAAGAACTCATCAACCCTACGACCCTCTCGAATTGCCTCTTTCATCGCGGCTGAGGTTGGGTCGATGGGGGGGAGTTGGCGACCAGACTCGTCAAGCCGCAACGGAGAGTTGGGGACCATAGGATTGCGAACGCCATTCTTGGCGTTAATCTCGTCAGCTAACTCTCGAAGACGCTCGTTTTTCATACGGGTGTATGCCCCCCGCTCGTAGTCCCCCATCAATTGACTCCCAGACTCCCCGAATTTTTGGAGGGGGCCTTGGCCCTGCGGGAACTCCGGATTCTCAGCAAGGGCAGAGGCGGGTCGCGGCTCTTCATACGTCATTGGCGAGGGGGACCGCCGCTGTTGGGCCGGAGGCATGAAGTTTACCAAAGGACGAGCAGGGTCCCTCTTCTCGAACGGGACCAAAGGTTGGGCCAGTGTCGGAGAAGGAGACCTCCAAGGTTGGGCGGGAGGTATGAGGCTGGCAATAGGGTTTTCAGACGCCCTCTGTTCGATTGGGACGTAAGGCTGAGCCTGTGCCTGTAGTCCCCCGGAGAAGACGTTCAAGGGTCTTCGTTGAGACTGGATAAAACTTTGTGCAGCGTCCGCAGGGAACATCGGGTTCCCCACACGAGCACTCGGCTCAGGCGGAACTTGGAACATCCCTCCCATGTTCTGCACAGGAGACTCCTCCTGCCCGTATTGAAAATTCTCTCGGGGCAGAGTATCAGGTCGGCGTTGTTGGCGTCGTCGACGGAACCAGTCAAATAGTTCAGCGTCAGTCCCTTCACCCCCGTCGATTAGGTAAGGGCGTTCGAACGCCTTACGCGGACCGATACCGAAGCCAGGGTCGAAGCCCGGGTCGTACTCATCTTCCTTACGCGGACCGATACCGAAGCCAGGGTCGAAGCCCGGGTCGTACTCATCTTCCTTACGCGGACCGATACCGAAGCCAGGGTCGAAGCCAGGGTCGTACTCATCTTCAAACGAGGGCATCTGGACGGGAGGGACGTACCCGTTACGGGGCATTCGGGACCGCAATCTCGCCCGAAACGCCTCCTCCGAGGGGTGATGTCTTGTGTCGGTTATCCACTCCTGCGAAGGGTCCCGTCGTGGAGGCTGAGCCCCGAACATCTGGCCAATCCCTTGAACCGTCTGATCCAGGCGGTTGCCAAGACCGCCAAAGAATCCCGTGGATGCGGGGGACTGCTGCATCGGATTTCCACCACGGACACTTGGTTCAGGAGGGAGTTGGAACATCCCTGAGGGTGTGGGAGGACTCGTCTGCAACCTCCGAGCGTCAATAGCCATCGGATTCCGGCTGTAGTTCATCGGCTGTACGAGCTTGTTTCCACGGGCCTTGGCCATGCGATTCTCCGATTCAGGAAATAGTGAGACTGCAGCATATCAGGCTTGACAAGGTCTGTCTAGCAGAAACATGGCGACCCTGCCCCGATCGGGGCAGGGCCTTCCCAGGCCACGTTGTGGGGTCCAGCTATTTATCCACCGGACACCCGACCGTAACTATGCTTTCAGTGTTTCTGCAGAACAAACCAAGGCCAAGCGGTTGTTCGCCACGTCAAAAGAGTGGGATTCGATTCTCCATCCGGCAGACCTCACCCATTGTTCCAAAACGAATTGGGTGGGGATCAACGAGACATCGACACAGCGATCCGGGGTCGGGTACACTTCGCCCACCCAGCTTTCCACGTTCCGGGATAGCCCAGGTAGAATGTGTCCCTCAATGACTGCCTTGTCCGCGAACTTTCGCAGTCGCACCATCGCTCCAATCGGATCTGGCAAGTGGTAGTAGACACCGCAGAACCAAGCTAGATCGAATTTACCTTCGATGGGGTATTCTTCAAATCGGCTCGTGACGTACCTGGCCTTGGAGCCCAACTCTCTGTGGGCTGCAAGGTATGTCGGCAGGGAGACGACATCGACTGAGGTAACCTGAGCCCCACGGGCCTCCATCTCGAACGACCACCGACCGTCCAAACAGCCGATGTCGATTACGGACTTGCCTCTCAGGTCTCCGAGGTTTGTCATTACTGCCTCCAAGTGAGGCTGGTCCCAATCCCCGTTTGTCAATCCGGTGGGTAACTTTATCTTGTGTCTGTACTTCATGTCGTCCTCTTTGCCCAGAAGTTGCCGTGAGTGCGTTCGTGTTCAATGACTCGGTACACCTCAAATCCTCGGGTCTGAAGAAATATCTTCAGGGCCTGTAGAGACCACACGTCATCGACGTGGTGGTACTCCCCAAGGATGTGCTCCACCCGATGGAGTTCGGTGCAGGTCATCAGGATCGGGTATTCAGCCCCTTCACAGTCCAGCTTGAGGATGTGGACCTTCTCGAACTGTTGAAGAATTGAATCGAGGCTGGTCGTCTCCACCGTGATACGGGGACCTCGCTGAGGTAACACTGCCGACATGGACCCAGAGTGCAGGTCCCTGTGGGAAGGAGCGAGTTCCAACTTCATCCCTTCCTGATCGGACCGCCACACTGCCTTCCTCACTAGGCTGAACCGACTCCCAAAATCGGAGCAGTTCTTCTCAGCTAAGTCTGCAACCGGCCCTGGCTCATATGCTACGACGGTTCCCGCACCTCGGCGGAGGCAGGCGTATGAGAACGCTCCGGAGTTCGCCCCAATATCTATCACGACCTCGTCTGCGGGGACTGTCGGGGCTAAAAGGTATTCGTTCCTGCCGAGAACATCGAGCCAGGTTTCCCGGCTAATCCGATCGTTCTCGATATGGAAGCATCTCTCTGGGGCGATACATCGCATGGCATCCTCGATGGACCCGTCGAGAAACGCAAGAGGCGACTTGAATGCTGCCGCCTCAGCAATCAAAGTATTGCCCACCAAGTTTTGGATCGCATGCCCATTGTTCAGGTGTCCCTTGCGGTGGCATGCGTGCTGGAATATCAGTTGGCCGGAAGGGTCTTGGTGCTCGTAGAACCCGCCGGGATTCCACCGATTCCATGGTTGGATGTAGTGTGGGGTATTGGTCAACTTGAACCCCATGTGGAAACTCGTTTTGTCTCCGTACCAAACTCCCCGTTCGCCCCCGTTAAATCCCTCCCAGTAGTCAGCACGGTCTGCAAAGTGCTTCACGATCTTGAGGGCCTTGGCTCCTCTCCGTTTGTCGATCAACATCTGACCAGTTTCAATATCGTTGATCCTGTCCTTGCGGTTTGACCCGACACGGATCCACTGGTCTTCGATTATGCGACCGTGGTAGTCATTGACATGTGGGTTGTCCATCCAAAACAGGGCTGCGTGTTGTTTGAAAGTCTCACTGTCGAACAGATACGTTGGGTCTTTGGCAACGATGTTGTCGGCATCGAGGTGGAGGATCTGCTGATACTCGCTTTGGAGGATCGCGTTGATCTTGATCTGCCATCCGTGGACGCATCGCATGCCTGTGGTATCAACGACGTGGCAGGTTGCCGCGACCCGCCGAGCATGGAGTTCACAGAACTCGATTTCTTCCATCTCACCTGGTAAGAACCAGAACTGAATGGGTAGGGTGCATCCATACGATCGGAGAACCCAAGCTGCCGCGTAGGCTCCCCAGAAATAGTATTGGGGAGCGTTCCTGTCGTAGATCGTGCAACGCCCACCTGCAGGGATGAGGATAGCTCGGGAGGTTGGGTCCAACTTTGGCTCCACGACCGGCTCACCCAAGACACCTCGGAGCATCTCTCGATGGTACTCGACCACGTTAGGCCAGTCCCTCCACCCGTTCGGCCAACCATGTGCCGGGGAGTGTAGGCGGACGGATAGCTCAGCCTGGCTTAGATGCTTATGTGGGGCGGACTCGGCCATGTTGATCGCTTCTAAGACAAGGTTTCTGAGTTGTCGTTTCCCCTCGAGTTTCCCGATGAAGGGAATCCGGAGTGCCATCCGAACTACAGTGGACACGGATGGGTTTGTCGAGGCCTCTTCAAGCAGGTGGTCAACGATCTCTTCTATATGCTCACGACAACCGTCGACACCCCAGACGTTCATCCGATCGATCCACTCCTGACATTTGCACGACGCCATCTTGGCCCCGTGTCTCTCCTTGAGGAGGTCATGCAGAGTGTTCCCTGGAAACCGTTGGGGCCCCAGTCGTATCGACTCTCCTCGGGACTTCGCAGCGTCAATGACCTTCTGGGCTCGACGACCGAAGGGGGTGTCGTTGTCTATCTCAATCTGCCACTGTTCTGGGATTCTCATCTGGGCTGTTCAATCCTATCTCTGAGAGGTATTCAACCTCACGGGCCTTGATGTCGGTAATGTCTGAGTGAATGACTACGTGTAGGCAGCAGGAAACAAGGATCGAAGCGAGCGTCGTACAAATGACTTCTGTCATCACGGTGTCTCATAAACTAGGATGGAAAAACATAGTGTGGGGTGAAGGACTGGCGGCAGCGGCGGCATGATCGATGCGATACAAGCCATCGCTGGATTCCAGCAGATCGTGCCTGTCAGCATAATGGGATCACAACTGACCCGAGTCAAGACTACGTTTGCGGGTGGAAGGACACTCAGCGGCCCTCCTGACCCTGCCCAATTCCACTCCAACAGCCAGCCCGCTCCGGCAGAACATTGGATGATGACGTGACTGTCGAATGTCCAAGTGCAACTTAACCCAGAGTCGTAGTAGCAGCAAAACGTACAGGTTCCTGTCACTCGACCGAGTCCCCACCGACCGTACTCAATCAAGGTCACAGTCGTGGACATTGTCCAACAACCGTATGGAGAGTCTGTCGTGATCTCCACGGTCAGGGAGGACGGCATCGGGTTTTCACCGGGAGCACCTGTGCAAGTCCCCGGCTGCAACGCACTGATGTATGGATTACATCTCTCAGTGCAGCATGTAGTTCCACAACAGCATGACATTACGATCCGCTCCCTGATCCGCTCCCGGAGGTTGGACAAGGATCCAAACAATCGGTCAATGCCCCTCCAAAGAACCAGATGCGGTTGTATCTTGTAAACTGAATGACGTTAGTGACTGGGCAGCACTCCACCTCCGCTGGGATCTCGGCAACGCATCGAGACCGTTTGCCAAACAGCACGACCCATCCCGTCCAGTCAGAACTTCCTGATCCACTGCCCGAACCTGATCCACTGCCTGACCCGGAACTGCAGACTGACCATTTCGCGAGGCCGACCTTCCCCGCTTTATACCCGGCAGGGACCAAGGCATTCACACTCCCTATCTCCGTACACAGGTCAAACTCCATGTCGATGAATGTCGTATCTCCTGACCCACTGCCCGAACCAGACCCTAACCAGGACCCTTCTGGTTCTGGTTCTGCTCCGGACCCTGACCCGGATCCAGACCCTGAGCAGTTTGATGTGCCGCACATGACCGCCGTGAAAGTTGCAAGGTCTGCAGTGCTGTAGAGCGAGATGGGAAGGATGCAGTCATCTTGGCCTGAGTCCTGCCCAAGTACGCCAAACGCGAACTCAGCAGATCCTCCTGCCCCTCCCCCGACCTGAACGACTGAGGCTACCCCGTCGACAGGCTGGTGCATCACGTAAAACCCGGTGCCCGCTGTTGACATGGCCCAAGAGCCAGACACAGGTCCGACCTGTGTACCGACTGCAGGAGACCCGTCCACCTTAGCGAGTTGGGGACGGCTCCACAGAAGGCTCTCACCCTTCTTGGTGCTGACTACCGCTGCCGCTCCATTCGCGAAGAACAATCCTGCAGTGTCATTGGGTTTTGAGGCTTGACTGTACCCCGTCGCATAGTTGGTACGCAGTTGCACGACACCGTACGCAGGGATCGTTTCGCCTGAGACGTTGACCCACCGCAGTGTGTCTTCCATCGCCGCGGTAGTTCGGTGAGGGCCTGAAGTACGGTCAGTCATCTGCGTACTCCTTCTTCGCTAGTTTCTTGGCCTGCCTCAAGATACTCACCTTCGATGATGTAGCCCTAAGATGTGCGACCCTCTGTGCCCTTGAGGGAACGCCCTTGTCGAACTCAAAATGCCGAGCGGCCTCTGTGCGGTTAACCGCAGCCCCAAGATTCCCGGCGGTGAGAGTGTGCTTGACTTGCAGTATTGCACCGTCGCACCTGAGTGTCAACACCGGCTCGTGATAAACCTTGAACTGGCTGGCTGTCGTTGCATAAGATGCCGCAACTGCGGTAGCCCACGCATCTCCCAGAGCGATGAGAGCCGCCTGGTTTGTGGTCGTCGACGTAACAACGTGGCTGCTGTTGTACCCGAAGATAGACTCCGCTGCCTGCTCATGCTTGATCGTGTGATACCCTGTGCCGGTAGGAACAACCTCCACGTCATACTCGTAGTGGTTCCATGCAAAGTTGGTCTGGTTGCGAGCCCCGATTGTACACTCCAACCAAAGGTCTGCGGCTTTGTACTCGGAGGAGACCATCCGCCAGATAGGCTTGCTGAAGATTATGATGCCGTTCTCACCGTCGAAGTGCATGGCCCGGCCCGTGACCCGGTCTCCTATTGCGGTGTCTGCTCCGCCAGGGATCGGTGGCTGACCGGTCTCATCCTCCAACCGATGGTACTGGCCGTATACTTTAAAGGGAGTGCGTGACTCGTCCGCCCGGATGGCTTCGGTCTCAAGCAGCCGATTCTGCAGGGGCAGGATGTCTGTCAAACCGCTTAGGGCTCCAGACCCGTCTGGTGGATTCCAAGTCTCGTCTGCGAAACCCATGACCCGGTACGCTCGTCGGACATAGCCAACCGCTTCGATCTTTTGCTCTTCTGTGAGTCCATCAACAGCGTCGGGCAAAGAGTATGGAGGAATAGCTTCCCACCCCGCGGCGGGCTTGTACGACAGGCTGTCGATCGCTTTCCAAGTCCCGTCTGTATCGAGCCCTATCGCCTCCAACTTCAGTCGCACTTGAGCGACTGAGTTAGCGAAGCAGTTGCGTACGTACCGAGGCACGGTCTTAGCATCGATTGTGTCTGAGGAGATGAACTGCCCCGTCGAAGACAGGGCTGCTCCTGTGCCAAGCTTAACGACAGTGACTGCGTCTGAGCCGAACCCCAACGCCACAGAGTATCCATGCTCCTCGAAGAGAGTCTGTGCCGCCTCAATGACTGACTCGCACTCCCAGGATACTGGTGGGTAAATTGTCGTGGGCAAGGCCGATACGTCCGCACCGCCCTCTCCCAAGGCTGTCATGAGCAGAGCCCCGAGTTGTCTCAAGGTCCTCTGCTTGCCCATCACAAACTGGCCTGCTCGGATCAGGTTGTACTCTCCGCTGATGGGGGCTGCTAGCCTCCAATACTCTCGCCGGTCGAGCACTTTGAGTTGAACAAACTTACCGTCCGGTGTGACTTTGAGCGAGCCCAAGTCCACGACGCAGTTGGGCAACGTAATCGTGGTCGCCTCCCACGTCATTGTGATCGTACCTACAGCAGGCAGGTCAGGAACCTGTGGGTTGCACCGTAGCATTGCCACGTCAGGCTGGAACCCCAGCGTTTGGCTGTAGATAAGCTCAACCGGGTATGAGATGTTGGGCATTGACCATGTCATGAGTTCACGCTGGGCAGCATAAAGGCATTGAATCCCTGGCTCGTGGTAGCTTCCATGAAGTACTTCCAGGATGTCGCGAACATCTCCGCACCTCCAACGACTATGTCTTTGGCTGTCTCGAAGGTATATACCCGCATCTCTCCATGTTCAATGGATGGGTACAGTGGGTCCGCGGGTGGTTCAAAGTCCTGCCGCCCCACGTTCTCCCCTTCCTGCACATACCAGAAGGATGTTGCTGTCTGGAGGATCTGGGCCTGAGGTTCTCCCGTCTGCTGAGGGCTGTACCTCCAGAGGGGGCCTCCTGTGCCCTTGACCGTGACTCGTTCGTTCCAGGAGTAGAGGCCGCTGCCTACCCGGATCTCCGCCCGCAGGACAAGGAAGTACGTGCGTCGGTTGAGGTACTCAATGCGTCCTGTCCAAGGGCCGTTCATGAACGAAGGGGGGACTGCGACCTTGGTCCCACCAAAAGTCTCGCTGTTGCTTACAACGTGGCGGGTAGGGGTAGTCCCGTCGTCATGGTACAACCCAAAATCCATGTAGTCGACATTGTATGCGTCAGTGAGGTCCTGCAGAGCCGAGGTTAGGTTGGCCTTGGTCACCTCTGGATTGGGGTCGTCCGCGACCTGCTTCACGCCAATGATCGTATACTCAATCATATCGCCCATGCGACGATTGAACTTATCGAAGATGCCCTGCACGGAAGTGCGGACCATCACCTCGTCTTGATCATGTGTGTAACTGCCATACTTGAACTTCATAGGTAGTACCTGTCCAGATCAGAAGAGGCTCCTTCGTTGCCTTGGTATGACCGTGCGACAAAGGCTTCAGTTGACTCCAACTTCAGGTCATCCAGGTTCGCCCGGATCTCTCGGACCTTTGCCGGGTCCTGACGTGGGGGTAATTCTAACTGTTCGTCGACGGCAGAGAAAGCCTCTTTTGGATCGATTGGGAATGCGGGTGGTACTGAGATCGTGACCTGTGTCTTTGGGGTGGGGCTAGCGGCTCCTACGAGCGTCTCTCGCTGCTTCCGTTCGGCAGGCATCCCGGCAATCGCCTCCAGGATCTTCGGCGTTGCTACGCGGCCCATGAACGTCTCAGGCGACATCACCTTGACCTTCACGTCCATGTTCGGCATGCCGGTCTTAGGATCCGCTGTCGCCCCCACTGTCTGTTGAGCCTGCTGAGCCTGTGCAGACTGACCCGCTGCCCGGATCTGCTGAAGGGGATTCGCTGTCGGCCCCACCGCAGGCTGAGGAAACATAAACTTGCTTTGAACGCCAGGTACAGCTTGGGGCGGGCTTGCTTTCGCATCCGGTACCGCAGGCCCCGGCTGCACAACCCCCTCCTGTGCAACTCTTTCGATCGACACTCGGTCCAGCAGTTCCTTGGGCCTTGTCATCGGGGCGTCTTCGGCGGGGGCCTCGGCCAATAAACGGATCAAACCTTCGATCTCGATCATACTCTACTATCCAATCAAGCAGGAGTTTATTCCGCTGGAAGATCAGGTCGTCTTTCAACGCATGGTCTTGTACGTTCCTGTATGTCCAGTAATGGTTCCAAGTCTTAGCCCATCTCGGGTTAGACAGACCTAGCGGATCATTGTGGTGTCGCTTCAAACAACCTTGTGTTGTCTCACAAGGGACACTGATCCCGCCGGGAATCCTCTTCGGCTTTTCGTCCGGCCCGTACTGTACTTCACCAGTCAGATGGTCAACTGCGAACTGTTGGCAGTCACGGCAGTCGAGCATGCTCAGACCAGGGTTGTACAAGACATGCAACTGAACACTGTCGTTGAGGTCTTGAAAGTCCTGCTTCTCTTTGGCAACATCATACTCCGCGATGCACTGAAGCATCTCTGGGGTGGCTTGCTGCCGAAAGAAGCATTTGTCGAACAACAACATCCTGAGATGTTTGTGGTCCCTGATAGGGTCATCATGTAGAAGTGGACGGCAAGGTTTGCCGTCCACATCAAAGGTGAATCCATCATCGAGTTCTGGGTCGATCATGCGTTAGTCAATACAATGTTAAAGGCTTCGGTAGCGGACTGACGGTGAGCCTCCCAAGTCATAGGCAACCGGATCTCTTCCAGTGCCCCTTCGATTGAGGGAGACTCGGGGTTGAGGATTGCTTTCGGAATGTTGATCGTCATTGTGTCGGTGCCATTCGTGAGCACCAACTCCTGCTGGACCCCGGCGGCACTGTCTCGGGCATCCCAGTACACCGCGTGGTTCGCGGTTGTGTACGGAATGGAAGTAGCGAGCAACGTCTGCCGGGGGCCTGCCCCAACGTCGGTGACAGTGTAGCTGGAGTTCCATGACTGGACCAACTTGTTGTCGATGACAAAGGCGAACCTGTCGATGCCGTAAGCGACAGTGGCGATCTCGTATGTGGTGCCTGGGAACCCGAAGAGGTTGTCTACGGTGCCGTCCACCCAAGAAGTTGCAGCGTCTTCGAGTTCGTCCTCCGCGATCCAGGTACACTCGGCGGAGACCGGCATCGTGCCCACCTGACCTCGAATGATCATGCGGGTCATGCGGCAGTTCGTGTACTCATGAACGGCACCGACCTTATCGATGATGATTGGGATGGTGCTGACTGTTTGGTTTGCAGTATACGTCCCTGCACTATTGGTCATACCCGCCAGTGGCAGCAGTTCAACCAGGATGGGGTATGTGATGTCGTGGAAGGTAGTGAACTGAATCTTCCTCCGACCTACTGCAGTCCGCTGAAGTAGAGGGTCCCTGTTACCGCAGATAGCATCTGGGTTCTGGATACGCTCGAATGAACTCTGGTCAAGGAATTTCGCAAAGCAAAACTTCTTGCTGTTGATCATCATCCGGGCATTGATTGGTACACTGATTGCCATGACTAAACCTATCTGTGGTGACGGACCATTACCTGGAATGTGAACATTGCGACTTGCTGTTCATGCCGAACCAGACTCTGGGCATCTGCGGGCAATCTCTTTAACGGATGTACTACGAAGGGATCATACTCTTCTGGATCAGCATCCTGCAAGAAGGGGTTTGGTACGGTGGTGAACTTCAGCCGAATGATATTCATCCAGTTGGCGTAAGTCCTTGCCGGACCTTCATGTTGGTGAGGAGTGGAATCAATTATCTGTATGGCTACTTTGTGGACCTCATCGTCCGCACAGTTGAGCCCGGCACCAAGGGTTGATTCGACTGGAAGGGGAGTGATAAGAATACCCGGCATGATCAGGTTCTGGAGACCTTCTGTCGTGTTATTCCTCTCACTCCCCTCCAGCACTTTCCAGATACGAACTGCCTGAGGTATGACGGATCGTACCCGTTCACCTTGTGCCGCCACGAATTCACCGTTGGCGGCTGCGGTTTGGATGATGCGGTACGTGCGGTCAAGTATTGCCCAGTCAGGGTTCGCCATCTGAATCGTCTTCTATGAGTTGGTATTCCTGAAACATGACCTGCTTCGCAAAGTCGGCCAGACCGAGGCGGGGTAAAAAGTCTCCCCTCCAAAACACCTCGCTAGATCCTTGTTTCTCGGACATCAGCTTTGTGCCGGTAAACACTGCGGCATCGAACCTGCAGAGCAGTTCTTTGATCAGGTCGTCTGTTGACGCTAGCTCAAGATCCTGTCCCGACATAGCCGACATCCCGCAAACGCAGCCCATACCATTGGGCTGCAAGGCCTTTGTTTCGAACGTACCTGCCATCCGCCGCTTTGGCGTCGTTGAAGGCTTGAGCCAACCGGCTCTGACTAACCATTCTTTCAGAATGATTCCCCACCATCTTCGAGCCATACTCATCCTCACACAGTCGTTGAAGTAAGACGGTCATCGCCCCATCACACACATCGATCTGGCTCGAGGCACAGTAGGCTACTGCGGTCTCTGCGATCGAGGTATCACTGATCTGGCATGTCGTTGAGGTCAGGCGTTTGACCACCCTCACCTCATGGCAATCGCGGTTATACAGCAGATCGTTAGCAGGAATATCACCAAACTCTCCAGTGGGGTGGGAGGTATCCGATTTACCGATTCGCAGCACGGCACCCTCCCACAGCGGGCTGACAACCGCATCGGTGAACGTGGCGACTCCGCTCGCCACAGTGACAGTACCACGTTGTTCACGAACGAGAGCATTGGGTGACTTCCTGGCAACATACAAGTACTGCAAGACCGTATCTTCTACCTGCTCAGTTGGTAGCCAAAGGCTCCATCGATTCGGGTTGGCACTGTCTGCCACAAGTGCGTAGCACGTCGGCAGTGCCGGGCTCCACACCATGCCTTCCTGAACCTGATGGGCCTCCAGCAAACTGAGACGCATCATCTGCATATTCTGAGTACCCTCCAACAACTGCACGACATCGCTAACGTCATACGGCAGTGGGTAGGTCATCTGTTGAACCAGATACGCCTGGTCGTCGAGATCAGCCTCAGGGTGCTTCCCTTCGAACAACTCGATGACTGTCGAACTGGTGCGTTTATAGATCGGATACCAATTGAAGTCCAGCCGGACCTGCATGTTCGTTACATCGGTTGGCCAAGTAGCCCCCGTGAGCGTGACAAGACGGGTTGATGTGCTGAAGTCAACTGTGCCGGTCGACTGACCTGCGTACGTGATCAACGTGCCGACACGATGGAAGTACGCCCACTCATGCATGCTGAGTAGACGAGCCCATGCGGACAATACTGCCGTGCGGACCTTGCCCTCCAGGTATCCACCCAGAGAGGCGTTGATCTGCACAGCGATGTGACTCATCATGTCGGCAACTGTGATCATGGTGAACTTTCGATTACCTGGACTTCGGGGGCGACTTCGGGGGTGACTTCGTCGAGGTCTGCGATGGGCACCACTTCGGTGTAGGGGGCCAAGGACTCATTCACCGCATCAAGTAGTTTCAGCAGTGCCGTTGTGGCGGCACCACCACCTAAGACCGTGCGGAGTTTTTCTTCAAGGACTGCCCGTTCTGCAGGAGCGATTACCGTATGCACTGTTCACCTCCAAAGACTTCCTGGTTGACTTGCTCAATACTCGTCGGGGCGTTCATCGCATCGTCGGCTGTCACGACCTTGGTGTGATTGTCGATGATGAGTTCTCGCAGTTCCCGTTCGTCAAGGTTTGCAAACTCTTCCTCTGCCCGGTACTCGGACAGGTATCGTGCCATGACCATCTCATTCATGCGGACCACCTGCGGCTGTGGTGCTTCCGACACTGGATGGTTCTCCCAGTCACCCTCAATCTGTTCGTTCCGCTCCTTCATGATTTTCTTCACGTCGGAGAGGCTCTGCTTGTGGGTGACAATACAACCGGGGTCCCCTGGGAATTTCGCCAGGCCCCGGTACACAACCGCGTCCTCAGGGAGGTTCTCGCCGGTGTGTGCTCGGTAGTTCTTTCGGTACAGGGCGAGCATTGCTGGGCATCCTTTGAACTGCTCAGTAACACTCGGGTGATTGCTCTGGATGACTCGGTCGTTCATGCCGCCGCTGGGCGGTCGACGGGTGGCGAACTGAGCCGCCATGGACACGGACTCACCTTTGGCGATCATCTTATCAAAGGCTGCGATAGCCGCAGGGCCTGCCTGTACGACCGCGTCGTACTCAAGGTTCTCACGCATGGTTTTGAATCGGTTAGTCAGGCCCAACTCCCCCTCAACTTTTTCAATCAAGTCCAAACTCGGATTAGCCATCACTTGCTCCCCTTCTTGGCGTTAGCCGCCTGAATGTCCTGCTGCTCCTGCAGGTGAATCATCTGTTGCAGGTGAGACTCCTCCTGCATACGAACCTTCTGCTGGTTGAACATCTCCGCCCACTTCATCTTCTGCTGGGCCGGAGCGTTCGCTCCCTGCTGCTTGTACTGTGCATCAACCAATCGGGCGACAGTCTTCGCCTTGATCTCTTCAGTTGTCGCCGCAGTCTTGGCCATCTCAGCCTGCTGTGCTTCGGCTTGCAACTGCTGCATCTGTGGATCTGGTGCCTGCTGCCAAGGACCGAAGAACAAGTCCTCTGGGTTCTTCATCTGCATCGCTGTCCCGAACCGCTGCAAGAACGCATTGAACGGCTTCTCATCGCCAGTTAACTGAGCGTATGTCTGTACTGCCGGGATGTAGAACGGAGCGATACGTTCAAGGTCGGCCATGTCCTTGTCGCGATTAGGTCGACGCAGGTCGGTGGCCTCGATCCAAACCTCCATCTCGTGGAACAAGGTGTCGATGTCCATGGACCCCAGCAGGTTATCCCACGCCATCGCACCCCAATCACCAATCAGGCTGCGAAGTTGTTGCCCTTCGATGTACTGTGCCGCCAGCCACAACTCTTTGGTCGAGGTGTTGACGACAAACTGATGAACGTCGGTGGCCATCTTCTCAGGCCGCACGTTAGCCGCAGATTGCTTGGCGTTCACATCCGCACTGACTCGGGCTTGCTTCTGACTGACTCCGTAATGGATGTCGTCCAGTCCGGTCGCCATCTGGAACTGATTGTCCAAATACTGGATCCACTCAAGTAGATTACCTTGGACCTCGGGACGTTGTACAAACGCCACGATGTCGGAGATGCTCATTTGAGAGGCGGCATTGATCTTGATGACTGCGGGGTTATTCTCTCCCTTGATCGCAGCCTCGACCTCTTCCGCGTACGCACCGTTGACCGCAATGATGTCCCTCCGTCTGTCCCAACTCATCGTGAGGTGAGACACAAGGAGAATGTTCATCGCGAGCAGGGAGCCGATGCCTGGGCCCAGCACTGCCATCGGCCAACACGATCCGACCACTGGGTAGAAGTCGAGTAGTTGGACTGGCCACTTTCGGTCACGCCATAGTTCAAAGACAGACCCGAACCGACTCGTTCGCCACTTCAAGGCTTCACGGATCTGCTCAGGGCCTCCTTGTGATACAAGGGCAGGCGGCAGATTGAGGGGATGCATGAGGTTGCGAGTAACACACAGGTAGCAGTAGTCGCCCGTCAACTGGTCAAGGGCCTGCCCCATTGTGGCGTTGGCCCCGGTCACCCGAGCACCGATGCCCCCACAACTCCAAACCTCGTACCACTCGATCTGGTCTTGGTACATAGTGTTCCCCTTGTTCACCTCAACTTCCATGCGTGAGGCGTACTCAGAGGAGATATGTGTGCCGCGGCCTTGCAGATACCCCGGCGGGTATCCAAAGCGTCGTTCGACAACCCAGACAGGTTCGACGTGTTTGCGTGCCATCCACTTCACGTCACGCAGTGCAGGGTCTTTTGCGTCCGGGTCGATCAGTAGATTGTCGACTGGATCGTAGAAGGTGCCGACCATCGGTTGACCCGTCGATCGGTTAGTGTACGTTTCGGTCCAGCCGCACCCTCTGCCAGTGACAAGAGCGTCCTGAATGATGAGTTCATTGTCGATCTTGGTGCCGCCGGGATGCTCTCTTCCGATGTACTCGAGCACCAAAGAAGCCAATGAATTGCGAATTTCCCGCTCGGTAGTTTTTTGCCCCTGTACCTGCTGAATCTGCTCCAACATGTCCCGCTCGGTAATACCGAGTAATTGAGCGATTTGGGTCTGGTCAGGAACGTCCGTGCTCTTGACTTCCCTTGTGGGGGACTGCCAGTAGAGGGATGGACCGATGATGGCTACAAGCTCAAAGGCCTTGTTGAGGGACACCATGAACTGTGGCTGTGCAACTGCTGGGTAAAACTCTTTTCTAAACCCGTCCTCCCACATGGCCTTCGCAGAAGACCCGAGGAATTGACGGCAGAGTTTTGCCATGACAGAGAACCGCTCCTTCTCCTTCTGTGCAGAAGTGAAGCGGGCGTACCATTGACTGACAATGGGTCCGAGCAGGTATTGCTGGATGTTCTCTGCCGTTGGCTGCATCACGGACCTACTTCAGGTTAAGGACTGAGAACGCACCTCGTGGGATCCACGAGCCGCGTTTGCGGTAGTTGGCGTTCTTCAACCGTTCATCCCCGACAAGGCACACGCCCTGCACCGGGACAAGCCGACTTCCGACAACAGCGTTGTACGTGAGATCGACCATGTTATCTTCGCCAAACGCAGTGACTGTCGCTACGTGAGGCAGGGTGTCAAGCTGGTTCTCGTTGAACAACCACACCACATCACCAAGAGCGATGACGATGGGCTGATCTTCGATGATGAATTGTCTGATAAGGTCTGACTGCTTCACTGGGGGAACTCCGGCCTGGGGTTAGGGAACGCCTAAGACTATCGGTCCGTTGGCGTCTTGTTTCTTGTTCAGCTTGAATATGCCGTTCAAGAACTTCTGGTCTTCGTCAAACATGCTTTGGCCAGGGTCGATTATCGCTGGTCCCCGAGGAGGTGCAAGGAATTTCGGTTCGAACCCGGCGTAGTATTCTGCCGTGTCAAGAACGTCATGGACCTGCCCTGGTGCCAACTTATCGAGTACTGCCTCCTTCGCAACCTGTTTGACGACTGTCTCAAGTTGTTTAACCAACGTCGGACACATGTGGGGTACGACCCTGAGCCGGGGCCTACCGCAGTTTCTGGACCGCATGAGTGCCCGCAGTTTCATGGAACGTGTTACCCATACTGTCTCGCCTCTGAGAAACATATCACCTGTTAATTGACATTTCAACCCCGCCTTGCGGAACTCCCGAGAGTATTGCTCAAACACGTCCCAAGAAAACCCCATCGGCGTCTGATCCCCAGCTTTTCTGTCACCAATGAACCGGGAATACCGTCTGCCGGGATCCGCAGCCTTGGCTCGTTTACCCATCGCCGCGGCGTCGATATTGGGGACTGCCATCTCCCTGAAGATGATGTGGTAGGGCTCCCCTTCATCCCAATACTCTTCTGTCGGGATCGCTACCCAGAGCAGAGCCGGACGGGTTGTACCGGGGTCAAGGATCAGGTCGACGCACCAGTCGTGCGGCACGTTCCAGTTCAGCTTACGCATCGCCTCTGTGACTTTGTCGTTCAGAGGATTGTTCGGCCCGTAGTCAACACAGTGGTACTTCACGTTGAACTCGGGGTACGCCTGGATCGTGTCCATGACGAAGTCCCCGTGATCGCGGGCACGGAGTTGCTCCTCCGTCCAACCTTCAGCACGCTTCCTCTTTTCTTCATCATCGACGAAGGGTGAGTCGGATCCGCGGAACTTGAAGTTGACCACGTCGGCCTTGGTCCTGACCCCACGTTCGACCTCGTCACGTTGAGCAACACAGCGTCGATACAGTGCGATCAACGCGGGGGTCTTCATGTTCGGCCAAGAGGTCCAGTAGATTCTCCCCTTGCGGTCAGACAGACGGCTCTGCCATTCAGGGTAGTGCTCGGAGTTCTCGATCTCTTCGTCGATCCATATGCGGTTGACGGGGTCGCCGCGTTTCACTGCACCGCTCGATGCGTAGGCATACACCCACGAGCCGTCCCTCATTGTGAGACTTGCGAACTCGTGCTTGGCCTTGTTGTCCCAAGACTCGGTAGCAATCTCTGAAGGAGGGATCAGCGGTGGTGCAGGCTTACGTTCATCAACAGGTATGTCTTCGTCGCCAGGGATGCGACCCGGTTGCCAAGCTCGCCACAGTCCGGTCTTCTTATCCCGTACCATGTCGAACGCACCGGGGCGGCACAACAGTCGGTAGATCGTCTGGCCGATGTGGTTAAGTTGAAGACCGATGAGCCACACCGTAACAGGTCTGCCCTGCCATCCTTGCTCGCGGACGTAGTGCTTCGTTCCATCTGCGAACGTGATCGGCTTGTTGAGGAGGTAGGCTGCGATCATCACGGCAACGATGGTGGACTTGCCGGAGCGAGTACCCCCTTGGACGAGGATCTCGGATGCGTCACACTTGACAACCGCTTCCTGGTACTCGGTCGGACGGAACATGTCTAGTGCGTTGAGCTTCTGCTTGGCAACCTTGGCTGCTGCAGCAAGGCCCTGTTGGAGTTCACGCCGGTGCGTCAGTGATGCTCGGATACGGTCGGCTATATCAGACATCAATCACCTCGACTCTCGGTCCCGCTTCGATAATGTTGAGGGCTTCTCCTGCAGCCTCTACGACAGCGTTGGGATCGAACTTGGTGATCTCAGCAAGCAACTGCTTGCGGAACTCCGCATCGCCTTCTATACGCAGCATGGCGGCTTGGCTGGCAATCGCCATCAGGTCAACCTCAGAGATGCCGTCAAGCGGATCTCCGACTTCTCCTACCAGTTTGTCTCGTTCAGAGGTTAGCCGGATGATCGCTTCGTATAAGCCTTTGACGGTCTTGAAGTCGGTGTCATGAAACTCCTTCAACTCGGGCGGCAGGTGATCCCCCCGGAGTTTCTTGAGGTCCTGTGCCATCATCTTGCCAAGCTCAACGGCCCCACCTAACTCATCCATCGCCGCTTCGGCAATGTCAAGCGTGAGTGGCCGACCAGCCTTCTTGACTTCGGCCAGTGCCTCTTTGAATCCTCGCTGCGGGACTTTGCTGGCCATAACAGCCATCGTCCCCGCTACCTTTGCATCATCGTCGCATGACATACACAGACCTCTGGGTAGTATGTGTTCTGGGAGAACCGGCAGGTTACATGCTGGGCACACAACCTTGCCGGGGAAGTTGACTAGACCTGTCACTGGATGCCGCCGTGCCGGTTGAAGGTTTGCAAGGCGTTGTAGACTGCCCCTGAGGCTGCGGCGGGGAACATGCTCGGCTCCGACTGGAGTCGCATTGGGTTGTTGGGAATGAGGTTATCTGGTCGTACGAAAGGCCCTGCGTATCCCGCCTCTCTGGTTGGCGGACCGCCTTGGTCCATGTTACTCCACACGTCTGCAGGAGCCACTTGTTGTCTGTGAGGCACAGAGTACATGTCCGAAGCTTCGTTCCACATGTTGTTCATCCTCCGGGCGGGCAAATACCGGTTGTACCCCCTTTCATTAGTCCTGGTTATCATCTCAAAACCTTCAGCGGTGCTTGGCTCCATCTGCCGAAGAACCTCAACCCGTCCGAGAGTTTCATCCATGTTGTTTGCGGCTGCTCGGTACGCGGCGTGCCCTGGATTTAGTCCAGAGTACGCCCCGAACATGGGCATGGTCACATTGTCCCCGATAAAGGATTCGGGGTTCATCGACCGGTACGTGTTGCTTGCCGAAGGGTAGTGGGTGGACTTTACCAAGTATGTGTTCGGATAAGGAACATCATCTGGTGAGGCCAAGCCACTGTCCAAGGATCCAGAAGCGTTCTTATCCACCCAAGTGTTTGTTTGGTAACTCGGGTCATACTTCGCAAGGTCATCGTACTCCAATGTTTTCAAAGACGGACCTGAGTACCCCAGCAGTCCCTGCGGTCTTGCCGCCTCTGGGATCTCTTCTGCCAGCATCCTCGGGTTCACCATGGAATACTTGCCGCCCCGCTCCGCAATCATCGCTGCGTTGGCCTGTCGTGCCGCCTTCCGGCCTTTCAAAGCTTTGCCCACTGCCCCCAGCGGTACGAGGTTCAACGGGTCAAGCAGCATCTCTGCCCCGAACCCGGCGATGTCTTTGAACCCTTCCATCGGGTTGTCCCCCCAACCCGACATGCCGGTCTCTTCGTTGACCCCGAGGAACGGCTCCAACACATCTCGACCTGTTGCTCTGTTGCCATCCGAGAATGGGGTCGCCCATTGGTCGAACGGGTCACGCCCCGATAGTATATCCCTCAAAGAACTTCCGGGAAGATCCAGTAGGTTGCCCGCACCCGCCAGTATGTCCATGAGAGACGCCATGTTGTGCTCCAAAGAAAAAGGGCAGGCAGTTTAACCTGCCTGCCCTGAGTTGGTCATGATTGCCAAATCATCGCTGAGTGTTTGGCACTGCTACGACTTGGATGGGGTTGCCTGCGTGGACAACCTGTGCTGTGGACTGAGAATGAATACCAGCAGGAGGCTGGCAAGGAAGTTGATCGGCCATAGATGGGATCACCACCTTTCTTACCCATTACTGGGATCAGGGTTTGACGGCTGAGAACGGATTCGTGAAGTAACATCGGGCGAAGTTGCCAGAGGTTGCGGCTTCGTTGGCCTTACCACAGTGTCCGATCGGGTTCGTTCCGGCAGTGCCTGTTCCGAAGAGACCGTTTGCCAGAGTCTGAACCACTGCGTTTGCAGTGATGTCGCCAGCACCGATCTTCAATTCGCAAGGGCCTTGAATGATCAGCCAGAAGTAAGCCCCATCTGGAATCGTACCGGACACCCATGGGTCCGCGATACCGTCACAGATAGCGTTTGCACCGGAGAGTGCTCCGACCCGCTTGCCGAGGTAGCCGGACTTGTAAGTGTAACCCAGGCTCGGAGTCACAACTCCACCAACGTCTGCCTTCACCATGATGGCGTAGACAGGGGTGCCGGAGTTGATGACCGGAGCGTTTGGATCAACCATGTCCTGATCTTGGAACATCGCGATCTGGCCAAGCATGCTGTCGTCAGAGACGACGTTGTATGACCCGAGGCGGGCCTGGTTCGTGATCGTCATAAGTATTACCTCATTGGAGAAAAAGATTCAGGAGAGGAGCCCGGCACCGAAGTGCCGGGCTAGAGCGGCCTCGGGTTTATCACGCAGTCTCTGACACGAAGCGACACAGGTACTTCGGCAGGAACTTGAAGTTGCCGTAGGTGCTGATGTAGTACAGGTATCCGACGTGCGGGATGCTGTACTCAGGACCCATGACACCGTAGATGTCATTGTGCAGGAAGAAGGCCTCTGTGTACTGTGGCAAGTACATGTAGGCTTCACCGGCGGGGATTGCATAGTCCATTGAGTAGACCATGCCGTCGACCATCAGAGTCTCGCCTGGGTAACCCAGGTCACCGTCCTTGAACGGCATGATCTGACGGTTGTTTTCACGGAACGAGTTCTTGAACTCGGTGAACATTTCGGAGGCCATTACGACCTGGCATGGAGCCCCAACCATTGACTGCCCGCCACGATGTAGCATGGCTGTCTGAGCGTAGCTCGTAGCCTCAATCGCGTTGGTTGCCCAGTCAGTTGCACCAGTGCCCCACGCTGTTGAGGCGTAGTTGACAACCAGCGGAGTCGTGCCGTCGTACTCGCTTGAGCCCTGACCGAACGGCCAGTCCTTGGCGAGTGATGCGTTTGGCTTGGTCGCCATGTTGGATGACCAGGTTCCGCCAAGGTTACCCAGCACGCAGGACTGACCCGCGTATGACCCGTCAGGCAGACCCACTCGATCAGCAGCACCACAAGTACCAGCAGCATAGCTCAGCGGGGTTTTAATCCCAGTGAAGTCATATGCGTTGGCGGCGACGTTGCCGTCTTTCCAGAACGAATGACACAAGCGTTCCTGAGTCGCCTGAGCGATCTCTTTAGACTTGCGTTCGTAGCGATTGGTGATCTGCTCCGGGGCACCTTGTGCCTGCAGGTACTCCTGCTCTGGCAGGAAGTCAGACCCACGGTATCCCTTGATACCGATGTAGTACTGAATATCGGTGTCCCAGTTCACGAACTCAATCGGCTGGTTGTCGACAGCAGGTAGGATCGTTGGCTGCTTGACGCGGGCGTTCCACACCTGGCTGTGAGACCGGGCATTGAACGTCAACGAACCCCACTTGCGGAGGTTGTAGAAGGTCAGGAAGTTTCGAACGGTGAGGTCCGAGATTCCCTTCCAATAGCGTGGGGCGAGGTCACGTACGCTGTTGATGTGACCCGATACCGTGGACGGCACAAGACTGTGAGCCATGTTCTACTCCGGTGTTAGCGGCTCTGGATTCCCAAAGCCTGAAGTGACCCGAAGGTCGGAAACCCATCATTACCGACAGGGATGCCGATACCACTGGGCGGGACTGAGTTGGTAAACACTGTGCCCGGTGCCGTAAAGCTAGGGTCAGTGACAGGACTTTGCTGAACCTGCTGCACCCAAGACTGTTGAGGCTGCGGAGCAGGAGGGGCTTGAGTTGTCTGAAGGTAAGGCTGAACTACTGACAGAGCGTACTCGTGAATCTTGTTGTAATCGTACCCTGCCCTGTCCGCCATATCCCAGGCTTGGGAGTAAAGCTTTCCGACAGGGGTATGCATCTGCTTGCCTGCAGCATCGACGGTAAACAGCTTGTCCTTGTTGGCATCGACGAACTGTTTATCCGGTCGCGGTAGGGTCTCAGCAACTTGGTTCCGGAGAGCCTGTGTCTCCTGTCGCAACTGCTGAAGTTCCTGCTGAAGCGGAGTCAGTCGGCTATCAATCGCCTGTTGGCCGTACTTCGAAATGAATGCTGTTGGGTCTGCCAGTTCAGCCTGACGGGCCTGTGCTTCAAGCATGGCTGTGTTAAGCTGTTGTGCTGCTGCTTGGGCAATCGGGTTTGATGCAACCCACTGCCCGTTGTTCATCGCCAACCACCCTTGCTGCTGAAACATCGTCGCAGCTTTGGATAGGTCAGCCTGGTTGACTGCTGGTGCCTGAGGAGCCGGAGGTTCGACCGCAGGTCTGGCCACTGGCTCAGGGTTAACTCGGTTCGCCAAGTCCTCGGCAGTTGAGTACAGAGCGTCAATCAACTCTCGCTCGGTTCTGAACTGTCCCGCAGGAACTTTGCCCGCCCGTTCAAGCTGAGTCAGATACGACTCTTGTGGCTGGACCGGAGGGGCTGGTTGTGCCTGAGGAGTAAAACCTTGCCCGCTCGGTGTTGCCACCGGAGCGGGAAGGCTGTTGGCTCCCCCAGACGGAGCGTTCGGTGTAAGGTTAGGTTGCTGACCCGTCTGGGCTTGAAGGTCAGCGAACGACGGCATTGCCGGGGTGACCGGCGAAAACGGTGTACTCATGTAGGTTCCTTTTGTCTGGGGTGAGCAATTCTCCCTTATGAGAATCGAAGTGGAGTGGACTTGCAATACTCTGTTGAGTATAAAACTCTCACTTTAGGTTTCTTCGTTTCTTTCGGATTTCCCTGATGAGTCTCAACCCAGACGAGATGAACCAGTACTTGTCGGCCAAAGAGGTCGTCGCCCTCCTGTCCGGCATAGGCATTGAAGTAACCGATGATACAGTCCGGTTGTGGATTACCCGCGGCCTGAAAAACAGAAACGCCCCGGCAAGCCATCACTGGCTCCGGGGCGTTCGCATTGGGGGTAGATTGTACGTCGTACGGGAAGAACTGATTAAGTGGATCCCTCTGATACAACAGGGCTAACGTAGTACCTCCATCAATCTAACCGCTTCTTCCGGATTGCGGCACGTTGCCGCCATCGCTGTCAAACCTTTCTTGTCGTGCAGTCGTCCCCGGATTGGTTTGGCAACCCGGATCCACTCCTCCATTCGGGGGAAGACGTGTGCAATCGTATCGACGTTCAACGGGTACATCACCAACGTGCCCTTACCGTACTTCTTCAGCACGTCGAGCAGTCGGTCGCGTTTCTCGCTGAACTCCACTGCCTGCATCTTCTTCACCTTGGCTTGGTACATCGCCAGAGTGTCGCCCGTCTCGCCGGTCAAGCTTGGGAACCCTTTACGCTTCAGCCACTGGTTAGAGATGACACGACATGCGGTACGTCGATCTCGATACTGCTTGGCTGTGAGTACCAGGTGAATGTGCATTGAGAATCGTTCAGCCTTGGAGAAGAACTGGTTGAAGCAGAAGTGCTTCTGCCCCGCTCGGTCTTTGCACTCTCCCAACATCTTTGGTGCTCTCGCAGCCTGTGCCGCAGGGTTGACTCCCAACGCAACCATCAGCCCCTGCTTGGTCGATCGGCTGATCTCCTGAGACTCTACTTCAGCCAGCAGACTCAACAGACTTACCACGGTCTTACCAAACGGGGTGTCGGTCTTGATGCCTCCTTCGACTGTCATGAGGTATGACCCTTTGGCGTGGATCGCCTCGGTCATGCGTGCCATGTCGAGCATCGATCTGAAGATGCGGTCGGGCCTCCACGCTACAACGATGTCGCCTGCCTTGAGGTCGTCCAACATCTTTGCCCCGGCCTTACGCTTTGACAGGCTGGTCTTGAACGCACTGGCACCCTCATCCTCGTACCAGACGATCTCGGATTCCTTCATGTCTTGCGGGAGTTGCTTGAGGATACACAGACGTTGCTGCTCGACCGTCTGATCCTTGGTCGAACATCGGATGTAGGCTCTCACCTTACCAGTGAATCTGAACTTGCTTCTCTCGCGGTCAGCCGCGATAGCTTGCATCACTGAGCCGATGTCTTTACTCGTCGGGTTCTCGATAGGTGCATGAACTACTGGTGCAGCCTTTGGCTCTTTCGGCTTATCCTTGCTGAGCATCCGTGCCTCACGCACACGGGCGGAAGTGAGGTCTGACTTCAGTTCCGCCACCACTGCGAAGATGCGAAGCATGGCCCTACCGTTAGCTGTGTTGGTCGACAGCATCGGATAGTCTGTGAAGACAACAGAGATTCCGTTGTCGACCCAGTACTCCATGGTCGTAACCATGTCTGACATCTTGCGGAACAGGCGATGGGTTGCTGTCGCGATGACAGTATCGCCAGGCTTCAGTACAGCCATCAAGGCCTGCCCGCCGGGGCGTTGTGACAACTTCTTCGTGTAGGCAGACTTGCCCCCGTCAATGAACACCCCGGTCAGCCCACAGTTGGTCGCCAAGCCGGGGAGCAATAAGTTGTTCTTGGCGTACGTCAGACCTGACGTGCATTGGTTGTCGATGGAGAACCCGGAGTGGAACTGCTCGAAGGTTGAAACTCGGGCGTAGATGTATGCTGACACTTGTGCTTCTCCTGAATGCGTTTGCAGATCCAACGTATGACTGGTACAGCCATACTGTTTCCTATCGCCTTGTATCTTGGCCCATCTTTGGCAGGTTTGCTACGGTGGTTTACCAAAGTCCAGTTATCGGGAAAACCTTGGAGCCGTTCACACTCGATGGGTGTAAGCCATCGAGGTGAGCCGTCGTACACTACTGCGTGGCCTTCTTCTGCACTGTAGTTGTCGCGAGCGTTTCCAGTACGAGTCGTAACTGTTCCGACAATTTCCCCGCTCTCGATCTGTTTTTTCTCTCCCTTCGTAGTATCCCCTCGCAGGCAGTTGGGCTCAAAAAGAACTTCTGCGGCACTGGCCCAGTCTCCAAGACATCCAACAATGAAGACTCTACGGCGTCGTTGGGGTACTCCAAAGTACTGAGCGTCAAGAACTCGGTAAGCGACCCCATACCCGAGTTCGACCATCGCCCCGAGGATGGAACCAAAGTCCCGTCCTCCTGCCGATGACAAGACACCTGGGACGTTTTCCCACATGAACCACTTGGGTCTAAACTTTTGCAGAATTCGGCAGTAGACAAGGGCGAGGTTGCCTCGTTCGTCTTGCAGTCCTCCACGCAAACCCGCGATTGAAAAAGACTGGCAAGGTGTACCTCCAGCCAGGATGTCAAATTCAGGCACGTTCCACTCATCGAAGTTTTCCATGTTTCCAAAGTTAGGAACGTGTGAGAACCGTTCAGCCAGTACTGAGCAAGGTAGTGGCTCAATCTCGCTGAACCCTACTGCCTCCCAACCAAGGTTGGCTGTAGCGACAGAGACTGCCTCTATGCCTGAGCATACGCTGAGGAACTTCATCGTCAATACCCTCGTATGATCTTTATCAGTTCGTCTCTGGTGAGCAGGTTCTTGTCGGCCAAAGCATCAACCAGCCTCGCAAGTAAGAGACGGGTGAGCTTGACTTCCTCGGATACTCTCTCAAGTTCTCCTTCGATCAATCCCCACTGATCGCCGGTGTACCTTTCAACGAGATCGGTTACTTCCTCCCGGTCGTCATCAATCCGTAAATCAGCCATGTCAACCTCCACTCAACAACTCAGTTAAACTTTTGAACATCCCCGGCACCTTCAGCCCGGCATCACTCCGTACGACTTGACCAACGAGGTCTGCCTGCTCACACCAGACGATCTGTAAGCCGGGGCCAATGTCGTCCCAGATGAACTGCACGTTGGCTGGCTTGTTGTTGACGAAGCAGAAGGTCACGCTAGTAGTCACGAGCGTTGATCCTCAAATGCTTCATCATCTGGTCGCCCCACACACGTCTCTGGTGAGGCAGGTTGTGGAACTCAATCGTGTGGCGGCGTTTCCGATCCAACTCACGACGGCACTCCCCACAAATGTTTGACAGCCCGTCGCTGCTCCGCCTGAGGAGGCCGAACTCCTTCAACTCTTTCTCTTCCAGGCATTTCTTGCACGTCTTCACGACAACTCCTCCGGCCAACCCATGCATCGAAGACGGTAGGCCACCGACATTCGGTGATAGCCATACGGGTCGGGATCCTTCCTCAGGTCAAGGGTGATAGTCCCTTGGACAACACTCTCCTCTTTCGAAGGGGGGAGAGGCGTCTGCCTTTCGAGGTTTTGAATACACCGTAAGATGTTTGTCACATTACTCTCCTATCAATTCCAGAAACTTAAACCGTTCGGCGTTCTTGCCTTCAGGTACTCCGACAGATGCTACATGTCCTTCCCGGGTAAACAAGTCAACTTCCATTTGCCCATCGTTTTTCCTGATACCGAGAGTGTTGTAATAATCGCGGAGTGTCCAGGTCTCCCCAGCCGATCGCTCGACTCTGCGTTTCCGTTCTGCCACGAACTTGACAAGCTTCTTCGGAACACTCTCCGACTTGTCAAGCATATGTCCTCCCGAGATCGCTGCGAAGGCTGCTTCGACCAGAGGCTCGAGGTACTTTTGCTTGTGAGCCCAGAGGTACTCCTGCAAGTCAATAGCTCGTTGCATAACCCCCTTCGGAATGAAGCCATGGTCTTGTTGAGCAATGTTCCAGTGATACCAGAACTCTCTGTCGATCGCGCAGTCAAGCATCCACAGCACGTTGGCGAACCTCAGTGCCTGCTCAGCATGCCGCACAATGTCTGACCGAAACGGATGCTCGTCGTCTGGCCACTGAGCCTCCACCTGATCCGACCGCTTGAGAGCAGCATACTCTTCCCACAGGACCCTTGCCTCTTCATCGAGGGTGTTGATGAGTGGCTTCGTAACGACGTTTCGGCCTGCCAACATGTCCTCCATTGGCACCATGCCGAGATTGGCCTTGACCTCCTGCAAACGACCAAGCACTTCGTACCACAGTTCCATGAATGCGGCATGCTCGGCCAATGCCTCGGGCCTGGACTTCTTTGGTATTTTGCCTACAGGGTACACGATGATGCGTTGGCCGAGACCGTCGACAAGGTCGTTCTGAGGCAGCAGGTTCAGGTTGTTTCTCTGGATCGCTGCCGACACGACAAGGTGTGGTCTCTCGATCCAGCATGCCCCCTTCTGCCGTTGCACCCTCGTCCTGTCTCCCGACCAGGCTCGATGGTACAAGCTGTTGTCCGACTGTCCAGGCTGAGAGTTGTACCGGCCAAGCATCTTGGAGAAGTCTCTTCCCTCACTGAACTCCAACATGACTCCTCGAGGGATCCGGGCGAGGCTCGATGTGAGGGCCTCTGGAGTCGCGTCTGTCATCACATAGTCTGAGGATGCGAAGGGGGCGTTGACCGCCATGAGGGTCCTACTCTTACCTGACCCTGACCCACCAACTCCAAATGAGTATATCTGATTGCCTGTCACTGGGTGGTTCGGACTGACCCGCGACATGCATGCTGTGCCCAGTGCTGCGGCTGCTGCAGAGACGATGGACATGAGCCAAAGGTTGCGTGGCATCTGCGAACCTCGGGCACTCAGCGAGGCCTTCTGTATCACCGGGTGGAAGATGTGATCCGGGATGTCTGCAAGAGGATCCTTGTGTTCCTCCCGGTACTTCTCGAAGATGACCTCTGACAAGTCGTTGACCTTGTCCATCGAGATCGTGGCTTGCATCTCCTTCACCGGATCGCTAGGGCGTTGCAGACCTTTAAACAGGTTCTTCAGTTCCACTTCGCCGCGGCCCGGCTCGTCATAGGATCCGGAGCGTTGGGACACCATCCGGGTCATGTCTACAGCCAGGTCTTTCGGCAGCATCCAGTCGCAGTACATGCTCTTACTGAAACTGAGCAGGTAGTCATGCCGACCACCATCGGCAGGCATGTACCCATCATCGTCCGCAATGAGGTCGTGGGTTCTTCCACCGTCCGCCGACTTCTTCACGTTGAGGAGGAAGTGGTCAACCACGTTCTGTGGAAGCTCAGCCGGGGCAATCTCCCAAGGAGCACAGCCCGGAACCCACTCGTAGTGTTCACCAGTGTCTGGGTGGACTGAGGGAGGGCATACCGAGAAGAACGAACTGGTTGCCGACCCGAGTCGGCACTCCAGCTTATTGACCGTCTTGGGGTTGGGTCCAAGGTGGGAAAGCCGGGGATCCCATTTGAAGATCCGGTGGAGCCCTCTCCGGGAGCGGTAAGACAGGGTCCTGACCCCGTTCGCCTTCATCAAAGCTTCGATGTCGATGTACGCCTCGGGGGTGTCTGGCTCGATATCGAGAACGCCAGAGGTTGGGCCGAATACCATCCCCAGGTTGAACAGGCCTGCAGGGAGACCTTGAACCAACTGCTGGATGTTGTTGGTGGCCGTCTCGTTCCAGGATTTGTGCTTCGGGGACTTGGTGCGAAACGTGGCGTGCGTAACTCGAATGCCGTGCTGGCACAAGTATGCAGCCGTACTGATGCAATCTAAACGAAAGCGTTCTGGGTCCATGCCATCATCGATCTGTCTGGGGGATAACAAAGAAAAACCCTCCCGATCGAGTGGCAGTTCGAAGGGGAGGGTTTTGTGCCGGGCGTAGCCCAACATGTTTCTGGTTAACGACTGCCACATCGTTTGCGGAATCTTTGCAGCAGTCCGGAGGTCTGTCAACACCCCAATCTAATTTTGTCTTTTGCGGGAGCCGTCCGCGGCTCCTCCGCCCAAATCGGGGTTTTACCTGGTTTTACAGGCCGTATACGGCCTGTAATGGTATATTAAGATTATAGCTTAACCAGGTCAAACCAGGTTAATCAATGTCATTCAGGTTTTACAAGTACTACAGGTAGTATTACTCTTCGAGTAATTGTATTACCAAAGTAAAGGCAGGTATGGCCTAGGTCAAGCAAGTTAAGCCAGGTATTACCAAGGCAATTCCAGTATAGCCTGTATGCGAAAACCCTGTCAAGAGGGTCCAAGGGTGAAAATTGAAGATTGACAAGACTTGACTGCTTTGTCACTTTTTGTCAGTCAAAGCACTGTACAGGTGACAACTGCTGAAGAATTCTTGTCAGTCCCGCCGGGCCGATGTCCCATTTATTAGAATCGGGAAAATCTAAGATCACGGGCAGACTAAGATTGACGGGTTCGGCTGGGACTGAGATGCTGGCTGTTGTCTCAATCTGTTTCTTTTTTATCAGTTAGGAGGTGCGTATGACCTGTGAAAGAGCGATGACATTACCGGAGTTGAACGACGCGATAATCATCTGGGCAGCAGATCGTGGGATAATAAGGCACAGTACTGCCTACGCCCAAGCGATTAAAACAGCCGAGGAGGTGATGGAGTTGATCCAGGCGTCTGTGGTCATGGAGTATGACGACGATCTGGACTTGGGGGACATGATGGAGAACTTGATCTTCTGCCAAAATGTTGGGGAGAAGATAGACGCTATTGGGGATGTGTACATAACCCTGATTGTCGGGGCCATGTGTTACTCCAAGCTGACTGAGGTGGTGTACTCACCCCCAGAGGACATCACCCCTTCGTCAGTGAATAACCCGATTGAGTCCCTGCAGAAGTGCCTTGTCATGTTGGGTGCATCTTCGGTCGGTGGACGTAGTGACTACTGGACTATAAACGCAAAGATGATGTCCCACCTCGCTCAGATCGCGGGGGAGGGGTACTGTCCTGCTGAGGCCTCGGACCACCTCACTGAGTGTGTCGCACAGGCGTACAACGAGATCAAGGACCGGAAAGGGTATCTCCGGCCAGACGGTGTGTTCGTGAAAGAGGAGCAGGTGTAATGGATACAACCCAGATCGAGGTCCTGCCAGACGGCAGGATCGTCCTCGTGCTTCATGACGGGCCGCTACCGCGGGCCATGTCAACACATGAGGCGAAGCTGTTCGGGCATGACAAGGCCTTTGGTGGCCTGCTGACCCAGTTGAAAGAGATTCAGAAGGACGGGCATGACGACAAGGCGTACTTGTTGAACCATGCCGTCCGTGTTGCAAGAGCGTCGTTGG